TGTAGATACACCGCTATCTATGGGTTCGTTTGCCATTATTATGTACTTATTGTTAAGCTCTCCGAATCAAACTTTGTAGCATACCACGATCCGATAGTCCTAGACGTGACCTTTTCAGCATACCACAATCCGCGCTTTAGATACTTCACAAAACTTCCGTATCGCCCACCGTTTATGAATGTCTTTGCTGTACTATTGCTATAAGTTATCTTGCATGATATACGCTCATCTATTGGCCTCCACCAATAACCATCAACAGGTGTAATGTCGCTATCTATATTATCGGCTGGCTTAGTATATGTCTTTTCAAATCGTGTTCTGATAACATCCCATGTATCGGCTTCGCTTGGCAGGGCTGTTATGTTGTAAGTCTGAACAGTTCTCTGTCCATTCCATCGACCATACGGAGTCTTGCTCTTGGAAAGCGATCCGTAAGATATGCCAGTAATCGCAGTAGGCTCAGTTGGCGAGTTGACATACGTTGCAGTTGAGGCTGAACCAGAAGGAGTCTTAGACGATGTGTAAGAGCTTACGCTCCTATCCTCATACGCTGAAAAGTCTGCGCCAGCAACACTTGTTGACTTGGTAAACGTGACAGTAAGCCTTCCCGTCCCATCAGCCATCTTCTTGAACTCAGGGTTATGAGCAATATACCATCCTGAACCCCAAGCCTGACTGCCCCTTGTAACTATTGAGGCTGTCTTAAATGCGTCCCAAACATTGTATGCGTCAAGTATGGCTTTGCCATTCACGGGGTTCAGATTGTTTATTTGAAGCGTTAACTCTACATCTGTTTCTCTTGTCCCTATGTTGTCGTCAGCCTTTGGGTCGCCCTTGTAGTCGAATACATCCGCAACGCCATCAGTTATCAGGTCTTCTGGATTAGAAGCGTCCCATGTAGTATCAAACTCTGAAAGCTCTTGATAAATCGTAACGCTTCCATCAGACTCTTTATCGCCCCACACCTTTCCTATGGCAAATGTACCAGAATATGCCTGACTGTCTGCCTGCGGATCGGTTACGGTAAGCGTGTTCTTTAAGCCCGTTATCAGCGTGTCTGCTGTGTTAGGGTCAATGTAAGGCCAACGCCTAGTAAGTTTGAATAATCCCAAGTTAGGCTCTGCCTGTACTCGCACAAGCCTAGCTCCGGCATTAGGTATGGTTGTGGCAAAGCCCTTAACAAGCTCCTCATAGATATGGAAGCCTTCAGACTTCGTGTCCTTGGTCTGTACCGATCTTATATACCATGTACCAGAATAGGTACGCTGACCGACTTTTGGGTTCGTGTAGCTACGTCTCGCCCTGAGAATCGCAGCTAGAGCCTCTACATCGTTTCTATCTATGTTCTTCCAATAGCGAACAACAGTCTCGTCGGTTACGAGAGACTTGGATGTTTCGCTGTAGAAGTACGCTTTATCGGCATCAAGAAGTATAGAAGGCTCGTAGTCTGCCATTACGAAATCTCCCCAAACCTTACACCGTAACCATCACTCTTATACTTGACCATGTTGGCTGTACGAAGTTTGTCCTCGTAACGCCGCTCAAGGGAGTTCAAATCCTCAGTGGAGTATTGGTGGTTAAGCTGTATGTAGTAGTCAAGCCCAATAGACAGAGTGCCAGAATACAACTGCTTGTCTAGGTTGACCTCTTCGTAAGTGTATGTAATGCGATCAGTAGAAACCTGTGCCCGATTTTCCAGATCGTCCAGAACGTAATTAAACGCATCTAGGAATATCTGCTGAAAGTCGTCAGCAGCTTCGCTCTTACCAAACTTGCGTGCCTTCTGCGTCAGGAGTTCTTGAACAGAGATGCTCACAGTAGCCTCCTAACGAGTTATGATTATATAAGCGTCTACCGTAACATTGTTAGAGTCGCAATCGTAAGCCTTGATTACAAGCTGATCGCTGCACAGCGGTTCGCAAGCTGCGGTGTTTGTCAGTGCTACGCCAGCGGATGTAACAATCTCTTTGCCAAGTGCGACATAACCTGTATCAGCAGTAAGGTCGTCCGTTGTATACAGAGTCCTTGACGGGCCGCTTCCCGTGCCACCAACCGTGAGTATATCAATATCAAGGTCAGGGCTTGTAGGCCCACCAATATCAATTATGATGCCCTGCACCCATCCGGTAAGCTTCAACTCATTTGTTGTAACGCCGTTTGTTGCCGGAGCAGCAGCATTAGTTGCAGCATAAACCTGTGGAATATGCACCACTTCAGGATGGCTGTCCTCGCTTCCTGCCATAGCAACCGCACAGGCGAAAAGCGCACAATATGTAATTACGAAAAATCTTTTCATCTTTTCTCCTTATGCGGTGGCTTCTTCGTCACGCATGAAAAGCGGGTGCGTTCCAATCTTGACCTGTTCATCATCAATCTTAACAGGCGTATAAGAGGCGTATCGCTCCGGCTCTTCTTCTGCAACTCTTTTGGAGCCAATGAAGAAGTGCTTGCCTTCGGCTTCCTTGCCAAGCTTTTCCTTTACGGCTTCTATCTTAGCCTTTACGGGATCTTGTGGTTTCATCTTTTCTCCTAAATGGGGGCGGCCATATTGCCACCCCCACATTACAGTTGCTTAATTATCCGAAACGCTCAACTCCACCCACACATTTGTCTCTTGCGCGTAGAGAGTGATTGTGTCGTAGTTGTCTCCGTTCCATGCAGCGGACAGCTTCAAGTTGCCGCTATCTGCAAGGCCGATAAGGTTTGAGCTTGTGCCTGCGACGAGCAGCGTAACTTCCTTGCCTATTGTAACCGGATTGGCAAGCGTGATTGTGTTCGTCGTATTGTCAGCACCGCCTGTCCCGGTCAGTATATGGTAGCTGTCTGTAATCGTCAGAACCTCTCCATTCGTAACCGTAGTCGATGCAGGCGTAACTATATTCAGGCCGCCGACCGTCAGGTCGTCAGTGCTAATAGAACCTGTTACAGCCAAATCTCCAGTAACAGTCAGATCATCCGTAACGGTCAGATCGTCAAGAACCGTGAGGTCGTTAACCCTGAACGTAATGTCGCCAGTACGACTCGTCTGGTCAAGCGTTGCCGTTCCAGTTCCCTGACTCCAATTCTCAATCTCGCCTGTAGCAAGACATACAGCGCACGATGCAAGCAGCGTTGCTATAATAGTACCAATGCTTGCACGACCCGCCTTCTTGTCTGCCTTCTTTACTTCCTTCTTCTCCGCATCAGCCGGAATCTCTTCCAGCTTGTGACCGAAAGCGACTTCAAGCACACACTCTATACGATCAAGGCGACCGGCATAATCAGCTTCACCAACCTTCGGGATTTCACCCAAGCGACCAGCCCAAACATCCTTTATTGCCTGTTTTAGCTTTCCCATTTTTATTCTCCATGTTGTAGTGCGGCTGACGCATGGGTGAGACAGTCGCACAGCGTTATGTCGCCCCAATGTAGTCTGGCGTGGCAGTTTCTACACAGGACAATACATTTATCAAGTTCAGACTTGATTTCTTCAATATTTCTTTTCTTACGTTTTTCATCAAGCAGAACTGAAATACCGATCTCTTTTTGACCGGGATCAACATGATGAAACTCCAAAGCAGATATATGCTCACAAAAACCGCACGCAGCACAGCTTCCGCCAAGATAATCCACGGACATCTGTTTAAGCATTTGTCTGCGTTTTCTGTATTTTGCATTGTTTTCATCTTTGCGTTGAGCTGCATATCGTTTAGCATATTCTAGCTGTTGTTCCCTGTGCTCCACATACCAGTTATGATTCCACTCCTTAACACGAAGTTTGTTTTTCTCATTATACGCCCGCCTCTTGTTAAGCATTTCTTCGCGATTATCGGCGTATCTTTTTCTGTTTCTGGAGCAAATTTCATCTTTATGTTCTGCGTAATGCTTCTTCATTCTGGCCAAAATTCGATCTTTATTTTTCCTGTAATACTCTCGCTTTTTGGCCTTCTCTTCATCTGTCAGTCTTTTCATCTTTACCTCCCATAATAGGCGGCCTTGGGGGCCGTTTATGGCCAGCCCCCAAAACCTTGGTGACCTAGCTAGGGCCACCTAAAAGTCATAACCCGCTGGTAATCAAGGACTAAGACCCTTGGTTACCTCTCAGCGCGTGCATACGTCCAGCACCCTGCTTGAATACGAAACGGATATACCGACCGTACACATTGGGGTTCTCAAGCATCAGCTTGCCGCTCATCGGGCGTTTGCCCCAGAGCCACTTAAGCTGACACATATCTTTCGGCCCCATGCCGAAGAAATATGCTGTGCTTGTGAGATAATGCCACACTTCGTAGCTCAGGTTGTACTCTGTCAGATAGTTCTTATCGTTCAGAGAGCTTCCCGGCTTCAATGCGGAGCCAAGCTCAGTGATGGCTGTATCTTCGAGGTCAGCAGGAATAACGAGCTTTTCCATGCGAATAGGACGTACACGACCACGTGGGCCTTTCGTCTTCGCAAAGTTCAGCCTCATCGTTCCAACAGTACTCTGAGTCAGCGCACCAGAGGAGTCTTCATTGTCATACGTTCCCGCTGCCGCATCTTCATACGGACGGTCTGTGTCTATGATGTTCATTCCGTCAGCGGCCAGAAAATCAACCGTTGCGCTGAAGGCCGTGTTAAACGGACGTGCAGCGTACAGTTCGATTGTATCCTTGGCGTTCTGGTTGAGAGCCTTAAACTTGCCCTGAATGACACGGAACTGGTCGGTTTCAAGCAGACGCTCTTCAACCTCAATTGACTGCCTGTAGACTTCAGGCTCGATCTCATAGTCGAATCCCTGAAGAACATTAGACTTAGGCATAGGATCAATGTCCCGTGACTTCGGAACAATCTCCCCGCCAGTCATAGCGGAATACTTTTCATACTTACGGTTTGTGTCTTCCTCTACCCAATACTTCAAGCCTTCCGGCTGGAATCCCCAAATCTCATCAGCAATATCCTTGAACCTAACATCCATCAGATCCGAGAAGTTTTCAGTGATGAGCTTGCCGGGGTCAGAGAAAGTGTTCGTTAATGCACTAGCAGTAGCCATGATTAAACCCTTTCTTTAATTACGCATTGTCAGCGTCAAGACATTCACGAAGAACTCTGACACGGCACTTTGCTTGGTTATCGGTTGTATCGTACTCAGCCGGATTATAAGTCGAGCCGAGTGCGACAATTTTAACCGCCGGATCGCTTGTTGTGGCTTTGTCAACTGTAACCACGTTGCTCGCAACAACGATGTTTACCTTCTTGCCTACAAGCGAATCACCGAGCGTGGTTGAGTTCTCGTTCATCTCGAACTCATGGTCAGGCTCGATAACTCCGACCGTTACATACGTTGTGTTGTTGGCGGGATCTGTCTGATCCGCGAGAGCGTAATACTGAATACCGCCAGTACCACTATCAGCACTCGAAGCGCAAGTCTTGATCTGGCCTTCAGCCCCATCATACAGGAACTGTCCGGCTTTCCAAGACTGACCACTCAGCATCAGCTTCTTTACCGTTCCCATGCCCTGACCCTGACGGGTACGCAGAACAGGATTGGTAGCAGTAAGTGTGTCTGCCATTTTAATTTACCTTTCTGTCATCAATGGCATCCATTACTCCTCCGACTCATCCATTCTGTCTTGACATTGCTGCCTAGCAGCGATGGCCGGAGCTTCACGGTCAATCATGTTCAACTCTTCTGACCGCATGTATAATAGATCGCCCTTGTGACCTAACTGTTTATCGTTCACAACAACCGGAATATAGCTCTGCCGCTTGTAGTAGTCGGGGTCTTGCGACACCAGCCTACCGTTTCCGTGGAAGAAGTGCATTCCGTTTGCATCTTCTCCAAGCTGACCCTTTGCGTATTCTATCTGAGCCTTACGTTCATCCTTGTAATACTCATCTAGGATAGCCGCTTCAGGAGCCTTCTTCGGCGTCTTCCTTGGCCTACCCGGTCCTCTTTTTTTCATTGTAGTAGTCATGGTTTAGATCATCCCCAAGTTTAGTGGTTTTGCTTCTGATTTCAACGGGCCGAACTTCTTTGCTGCAAGCTCTCTGAGCGCAGCAAGCTTCTCTTCCGCTGAATCTTTAGTGTCCTGAACCCTGCGACCGCTGCCACCGGGACTTGCATGTGGAGCCTTCAAAGACTGCGCCGACTTAGGGCGTGACTTTGCTATTTCCTCTGCTGCCTCGATCTTAGCTGCATCTGGAAGGTTCTTAAACCATGCCTTCTCGCTGAGTTCCTGAATAATCGGAGCCAACTGTGCCTTCTTGGGTTCATATTTCAGGAGTTCCTGAACTTCCTCCATGACTGCACCGTCTCTCAGTTTAATCAGGTCTGCTATCTCAGCACGGGCTTTCCTTATCAACTCTTTGGTTGTTCCGACCGGATCTTCGATGTACTTATCTTCGATACCTTCATCTTCGAGCCAATCGCTAACCTCTTCCGCAGGCTTCTGCTTGAGTGAGTTAAGGGCTTCAATCTGCCCCTTCATCTCTGCAAGCTGCTCACGGGCGGCGTGAAGTTCACGCTGAGTTTCCTTGAGGTATGCCTTTGTATCTGCAACACGTTTTGCTTCACGGTCATCCTGAGTCTCTTCAGAGGAGGATTCCGCGCCTTCATTGTTTGCATCGACCGACTCTTCGCGGGTGTCGTCACCGGAGTCCCATTTAGGGGCGGTAACTTCAGAGTCCGCAGGATATAGAGTGTCTTCTGCCATGACTTGTACTCCTTTATGCTAACTCTTGGGCGTTAGCTGCCCTTTAGTTTTTGAGGTCATGCTCAAGGCGCAATAACTTGCGGAGTCTCTTGCAATCCCCTCTTATCTCTTCACAATCTTCCTGCTCAAGCTTGTCTCTCCCCTTTTGTAGCAGAAGATTGAGAAAATCCTTAAAATCTTCCCATTCCTGACGCATGACTAGCGCATTTAACTGCCTCTTCATGCTGTCACTTATGTCTATTTCAAAGTTTATTGTATGCCTCCCATAGCACCCTGCATACCTGCTATATCTTCACCAACAGCCTCTCCCGGCGTGTTGACATCGGGTGGCGCAGCAGGAGAACCCATAGCTGGCCCCTGCTGTTTCTTTAGCATCTTTGTCTCTTCTATTGCACGATCAAGCATTACCAACCACGGATGCTCGTCCTCAACGCCCTTGTACTGTATGCGCTCGCCCTCAAGCTCTACGAGCATTACATCGAGGTCATCATTCATTGTCGGTGATGCGTATGTGCCTGACTTGAACATATCTATCATGTTCCTAGCACGGAGCCTAGTCTCTTCAGAGTTGTCAGGCTTGATAGCTTTCGTAACGTCAATGTGCAGTATATCGCTAAGTATCGGCTTAACCAACTCTCTCTTGTTGAGAACATCTTGGAAGAACGGAAGTACATTCTGCATTGCGTAGGTAAGCTGTGACTGCTGCATAATGTTCTGTTCAAACTCGTCTACCAGCTTAACCTCGATATTAAAGTCGCCAAACAGTTCTGCCGGATGAACGTTCTGATAACGCTCATCGTCTGTAATCATAAGGATCTGGTCATCCTCTGCATAAATATGCCACAGCCGTACACACTTCCTTGCGTAGAACCTTAGCCACTTATCAAGCATATAGCGAGCCATCATAAATGCAGGCTTGTTAGCTGCCTGATATGCCTGTACCGCTTCAGCGGCAGCAGTGCGCCCACCCATAGGATCGCCAGCCAGCCTGCCAGAAGCACCCGCAGCTTCGTCCGAATCAGCGTCTAGGTACTGAAGCATATTCATGTTTTCGATAACCGACCCGAAGTTGAACTCGCGAATGTCGGATGACGGATCTTCACAGTAAAATGCCTTATCCTTCTTGATTTTCAAGTTTCCATCATCTGTATTAACAGCACCACGGCGTATCATAAGCGGAGCATTGTTCTGTAGCGTCTTGCGGTCTAGTGCCTGAAGCTTGGCAGTTGTAGCCTCTGCGAAGTTGCCTCGAAGGATCTGACCTAGCGAGAGCTTGTATAGCTTGTCGCTATCATCAGGTATGCTGTTGAGCATCTCAAACGGCCACTCATCGTCAGGATCTCTATTACGTTCAATCCTTAAACACATGCCACCATCCGGCTCATCACCAGAAGCAATAGTTACCCAATACTTCTTTAGCTCATGCTCTTCAGGGTTCCAACGCTTGCCCTTTGGCTTGCTTTCATCAATAGGGAGCAAACGGTAGCAATCATAAAGCACAGTCTGTCCACTATTGGTTTCGCTAGGATGCGAGTCATACCCTGCGTTCAGGTCTTTCTGATCCCTTGCTTCACTATGCTGTCCCGTATATATATGCTGCTTAGTCAGCTTGTCAGCATTGACATACTCGCCGTCACGCTGCAAATCACGCAGAGCAGGTATATTCGTCATGGATTTAACGATAATACTGATTTGATCCTGAATGTTGCCAATGAGTTGATCTGCGTAGAAATTGTCGTTAAGCACTACCTCAAGAGTCGGCAGGCACTCTGTCACCACCCGCCTACGCTCTATCTCTGTAATTGCTCTGCCATCATCATCAAACTGCTGTTCGCCTGCCTTGTTCAGCACGGGCCAACGGTCAAGTATCTCTGCCGTCTTTGTTTTCCAATAAACACAGATTGGGATATTCCCATATTTGAGAAGTTGATAAACTATCTCGATAGCCTTTGTGCGCCAGTTGTCAGCGTCCATGGTCCAACGCATGAGCAGTTGGTGCATCGTGGCAAGCTCGTCTGCCTGTTCAGGGCTTGAGAATATGTTAGGGTTATACCTAGCACGGAATGTAAACGGGTCTTTCTTAGAAAAGAGAATGTCCACAACAAAGGCTGCGAGCAGGCGTACCTGCCTGTGAAACAGGGTTGACCCACACTTCTGAGACTTAGTATAGTTTAGCTCCTCACCATCATCACCAGTCTCACGCTCTAGCCGCTTACGCTCTTCTTCCTGAAGGGTTGCGTCCTGCGAACACTTGAACATATAGTCATTTGTCTCATGTATATCATCAAGCTCTTCACGGTCATTATCATATTTGGTATAATCATACTGTATTTGCTTGATAACTTCTTTGCAGAGTTCCTCATCGTCTGCTAGGTTTACGGGTTCATATTCGCTTCGGCGAATGGGCTGTGGCTCGATCTCGACTTCTTCCGGCACAAAAATGTCTTCGGGCATAATATCTCCATTGACAACGGTTGCTTCTATTTAACACAATATCAGTTTTGAGAATCTATGTCAAGTCTTAAAAGTGAGAAAGTTCTCATTTTTTCAAAATTGCCAATACGTCCTCATCTTTGACACAGCAGAGTATCTTGTCCTTGTATCCGTAGGTGCGCTGACCGTGCGGTATACGGCACATTTCACCGATCTCTGTTGCGTACTTTACCTTGTCTCCTATTGCGACTATTTTGCCGACTACAGGCAAATGCTCCTCTCCGTCAGGTATCTCCATGCCGAACTCATGCTTGATTCCGCACGGCTCAGAGTCCATTTCGATAGCAACATAGTCAGAAAGCGGGTATATCTCACATCCTTCATGGTCGAACAGGATGCTTGGTATTGCGCTGGTAAGCTCGCTGTCGGTCTGCCTGACCATCCAATAAGCACCATCAGGCTCATACGAGATAAGCTGCATATCTACAGCCTCCTCCTTGCACCATACCGTTGCACCCCAACCTGACTTGCTGTATCTGGCACACATATCTTTCGTGAAATCTTTAACGCTTTCCCCAATGTCGATTATTTCGACAAAGTTGGTGACATCTGACAGCTTTGGCGCGTCCTGAACGTAGAGTATCGGCTTTCCGTTCTGGCTGATTCCTTGGCTGCCGTCCTCAAAAACATCCCATTTGGTACACTGTCTAACCAGAATGAAGTCACCTACAGGCTTAATTGAGTCTATATCCATCATATCCCCCTATAATATGGCTTTGTATGTTTGTTCTTCTTTTTCATTGGGTCAGCCCAATAGTCATTCGGATCACGTTGTATTGGCTTCTTCTTCTTTGAAAAGAGGTCGCCCAAGAAACGGAGAGGGATCTGTACGCCGTACCCCATAGCGGTAGGGCCGTCATCATTCTTGTCTTCCGGTGTGTCCGTTGTCACTTGGTCAGAGCCACGGGGCGGTTTCTTCCATCCCCACGCCTCGATCTCACGCTTGAGGTTGGTACATGTGTTGAACACATATATACACGGCTCTGTTTCCGGTATCTTTCCTTGGGCGATTTTCCTAGAATTGAGAAAATACTCGTTCAGCATCGGTATCCAATGTTCCTTAAACTGATATGACGCAGGGACAAGGTTCTTGAGTCCTGCCTGCTGATACAGCCAACCATACGTCTTGCCCGTCATCTTCTCAGGATACTTGAATGAGCGTCCGTCTAATGCTGTCCTGACTATGCCCTCACGCACAAAGACCTCTTCATACAGAGGCATAACAATACCACCAAGGTCACGGCCAGCATCTACCAGCTTGCGTACATTACCTGACAGGCTGACCATCTGCTCTACATCCTGAGTTATCTGCTTGCCCCTAGAGTAGTATTCACGGTAGATGTATATATTCATGTTCTCATCTACAGCCCACCACAGGCATACCGTGTTAGCGTTGTTCAGCCCATGGTCTATTGACCGATACAGGGTCAACCCTTCAGGCGGGTATTCCCATAGCGGCTTAGTCCAGCAATACCGCTCATCCCACTCGTCTAAGACCCTGCCACCAGACTTATGCCATTCACCATACAGCCTAGCACGTCCCTCTGCCAACGCCTTTTGGTCGTCATTCTGTAGAGGCTCAGTTTCCCACTTGTAAATCTCTATTTCTTTTGCCCTCTGTGGATAGATCCAATCTGGTACATCGTGTATTGTTCCTCCATGAAACACTCTAATTTCGTGTCCCATGCTCTGCTGTCCTGTCAAAACCGGACACACCCATCCGTTGGCACCCGTATCTGGTCTGCCCTCTACAATATGAGGAGTAAGCGAAAACAAATGAAAGCCGCCTGTAGTACGAGTACCACGGTCAGCCCCATCAAACATCGCCTTCTTGCCCTGCTCGTCCCATAGCCACCAATCATACGCACCACCTTCGTAATTACCCTGATCCATCTCGTATGTGAAGAAGGACAGCGTAGAGCCACACTTAAGGTTCACCATCTTGTCATGCCCGAACGATGGGCCAAACCGCTTATTCTTGCCCTTGTACGTCCTGCCAAATGTGCCTAGCTCTCTATCTGGAGTCCACTTCTTTACCATCTCTTTCCATAGCGGGTCGTCTAGCTTTGCCTGATTGTAGGAAGCGAGCGCACCGGACATTGGCCCCTTCCACTTATGATACTTTACCCCATGCTCTTTGAAGATTTCCCAATTAGGGTCGCACGGTATTGTCCTGATAAGAGCCTTGATATACGCAGACGAAGTTTTGCCAGTTCTGTTTGGGTCTACCAAGCCATATATTGTTGCGTCATCATTGTTGATGAAGTCTAGCTGTTCCTGCGAGTTTGGTGCATAGAATCTGAGCGGGTTTTCTGCCTGCATCTTCTTGTAGGACATGAACGTGTCACGGACAAGATCGTCTTCGGCAAGTTTATCAGGCGAGAACGCCATCACCTTCAAGCCAAGGTATAGCTTGTAGTTCTCAGGATTGCGAACAAAAGCCAGAAGCTCATCGTCTTCTAGGTACTCTTTGTGAGTTCTCTTGAATATACCATTATCGGTATAGAACGTATAGACAAAATTATTCACTCAGCTTACGCTTCTCCCAATCGCTCTCTACTACATGGCTTCTTGTGAATCCCTCTTTCCACTTGATCTCGAACGGGAACCCTTCCCATAGCATCTCGTTACGCTCGTCAGTCCAGCCGGGAGCGAAGTCATAGCCGTACCGCTTTCTATGCCTGTGATGGAACGGTATCTCTCCGCTTATTGTTATACCACGCGCAAGAGCGTACATAGCCCATCCACAATCGCCTTCCCGTGAGATAGTGTGCATCCAATCCAACGAGTCTAGTCCTATTGTCCGTATCTCGCCATAGCCTTCATGTATCGCCATAGCCCACATATAGTGCGGAGTGGAAGCCCATAGCCGCACCTGAAACGCCGCCTCCATCTCGAACAGCGGATACGTCTCGCTATTAGTGATAAGGTCATGTTTCTTGAGCATGATAATCCTTTTTCCACGCTTACCCCATTGGTC